GAGAGGACAATCTAATGGCTGTATCTACTACCCAATCGATTTGGCGTTCGGGCGGCGGTGACAACACTCGCCAAGCCTATTGCGGCACTGGCGTTATGGCTGCCCAGTTCTACGTCGCTAACGCCGCTAATTCCGGCAACGTTGTTGTTGCTTCCGGTTCTACTGTTCCCGTTATTCTTCCTGCCAATGCTGTCGTCACGTCCGTGATCATCACGAACGGCCTGACCTCTGGCACGATGAATGTCGGCTACACGACTATCGACGGCGCAACTTCCAACGCATCGTTCTACGTGTCTGCTCTGGCTGCGACTTCTGCCAAGACTGTGACGCCTGGTGCTACTGGCGCTGGTGCTGGTATCGGAACCGCAGCAAATGCAACCAAGAACTTCACGGTCACGACTGAAAGCGCAAGCTCGGCTGTTGGCGACGTTGCTGGTTACATCACCTACTACGTCATTGACCCTCTGTTTGGTCAGCAGAACAACTGATAGGGGGCCAGAATGGCTCAACAAACAGACGTAAAAGCCCAAAGCCGGGCTTCGTCAGGTGTGATATTTGAGGGCCGTACTCGTGTCAAGGGCATGATCATTGCCCCGACATCGAGCGCCGGTAACGTTACCATTGCTGACGGTGGCACAAACGTGTTTACTGTACAGACGGTAGCCAACGGCGAGGCATTCAACTGCCTGATCCCGGCTGACGGTATCTTGTTCTCGACGAACGTGTCGGTAGTGTTAGTCAACACATCTGTGACGGTGTTCTATGGCTAAGTCTCCGGCATGGCAGCGGAAGGAAGGGAAGAACCCTGAAGGCGGTTTGAACGCCAAGGGCAGGGCTTCCTACAACCGCGCCAATCCCGGTAAGCCTGGCCTGAAAGCGCCGCAGCCCGAGGGCGGTCCACGCAAGAAGTCCTTCTGTGCCCGAATGGAAGGGATGAAGAAGAAGCTGACTTCTTCAAAGACCGCCAGCGACCCCAACAGTCGTATCAACAAATCTTTGAGAAAGTGGAAGTGTTGACCGTGGACATGCACTTGGTATGGAACGGCGCGTTGTCGCTGTTTGTGGGCTTGTTTGCCTACGTTGCCCATGAGAAGTTTTCTGAACTAGCTCGTATCACGATTCTGCTTAACAAGACTCGTGAGGAAATCGCACGCGACAACGTCACGAAGGCGGAGGTTGATCGCATTACTGATCATATCGACCAACGGTTCAATCGTCTTGAGAACAAGATTGACCAACTAATTGAGTCGCAGCGGAGGGTGTTATGAAAAAGAAAGTTAAGCGGTACGCCGGACAAGATAAAAGCTTGGTTGAGATTGAAGAGCGTTCGATCAAGACCCCTCGGCTGATTGAGGAAGAGAAAGCAAAAGCCCCGATGGATTATGCTGGGCTTGGTGGCCGTGCGAAAGCTACTTCTCCGTTTGCCGGTCCCAAAGAGTACATCAGCGAAACCAAGGAGACTGAAACTGAGTCAGAAGCCCCCAAAGGAATCGCGGCTGGCTTTAGTGCCAAGCAGTATCTTGAAGATATGGAATCCAAAGGCGGTGGGCCGCGTAGTGAAACCAAGCCTGTTGTGGAGAAAAAGAAAAAAGTTGCCCCCAAGCGAGTGAGTCAATCGTTTGGTGAAACGGATATGGCTGCACTTGAAGAGCGCAGAAAATCCGCGACGTCTACAGCAAAAGAACCACCACTTGTAAAAGTTGGTAAAGCAATCAAAGGCACAATGGAAGCCGCTGGTCGTTCTTATGACAATCCTTTTGCCAAGCGTATGAAGTCGGGCGGCAAAGTTTCCAGTGCCTCGTCGCGTGCTGATGGAATAGCCCAGCGCGGTAAGACCAAAGGAAGGATCTGCTAATGGCTGTTACTGATGAGGACGTCAGGCAAGCTCGTCAAGATGCTCTGAACGAGAAAAACCAGCGACGGATGGAGGCAGGAGTTTATGGAGAAATGACTCCCGAAAATCCATCAATTCGTGGAAAGAGAAAAACTTTCAAAGAACTTGAGAGCCTTACGGATCGACCAGTTCAAAAATACCCGAGCAAAAGTCTCCAAGAAATGATGGAACCTGTGAAGAAAGCCAAGGGCGGTTCGGTTTCATCTGCTTCTGCTCGTGCTGATGGCTGCGCACAGCGTGGCAAAACCAGAGGGAAGATGGTATGAAAAAGCGCCGCAACTTCGCTGACGGTGGTGTGACCGGCGTCCAGCAGCCGACGTATCCGTTCTATGGCAACACCCCGCAAGCTGGTGGCCAGAACGGCGGCATGAATCAGACCTTCAACATCCAGCCACAGGCGCAAGCAGGCCCCAACGATCAGATGGGTCAACGCTTTGCAAAGGGTGGCCAAGCGAAGGTAGGCAAGGTAATGTCTGAGTTCAAGTCTGGCAAGCTGAAGTCTTCATCTGGCCAGAAAGTAACCAACCCCAAGCAGGCGATTGCTATCGGGCTGTCGGAGGCTGGGCTATCCAAGAAAGCGAAAGGTGGCGCTATGAAAGAGTCAAAGATGATGGTCAAGAAAGAAGTTGAGTTCATGAAGAAGAAGGGTGCTCCCAAGGCTATGGTGAAGCACGAGGCTGCTGAAATGGGCGCGATGAAGAAGGGCGGCAAGGTCAAGAAGATGGCAAGCGGTGGTCTAGCTGCTGGTCACAAGTCTGCTGACGGCGTGGCCACCAAAGGCAAGACCAAGGCTATGCAGGTCAAGATGGCCAAAGGCGGTATGACCAAAAAAGCTTACGGCGGCAAGTGCTGATATGCGGCCCTCTCGCGGCATGGGTGCAATAGCCCCTAGCAAGATGCCCAAGGCGAAGGTAAAAGCTCGCCGGGACGACACTGACTTTACAGAGTACAAGAAGGGCGGAAAGGTAAAGCCGGTGTGGGAGAGGCCACGTCCAGTAAAGCTGGGCAAACCGTCGGTGTTGACTGCTACCAAAAAGGCGGCAGCCAAGGCTAGGGCGAAGGCAGCAGGACGCCCCTACCCGAACATGGTCGATAACATCTGGGCAGCTAGGAAGAAGTAAATGCCATACACCACTTCTACGACGGCGTTCAATCCTACTCTCAACGACATCGTCGAAGAGGCGTTCGAGCGTTGCGGCCTTGAGCTGCGGACGGGCTATGACTTCCGCACGGCTCGGCGCAGCCTGAACCTGTTGCTGACGGAGTGGGCAAACCGTGGCATCAACTTGTGGACTATCGAGCAGGGAACCATCCCGCTGATACAGGGGCAGATTACCTATGATCTACCTAATGACACCGTGGATCTTCTGGAACATGTTATTCGAACCAATCCTGGGCAGATCGGTACCCAGTCGGACATCAACATCAACAGAATCTCTGTTTCCACCTACGCCACGATCCCGAACAAGCTCACGCAAGGCAGGCCGATTCAAGTCTGGATAAACCGCCGCAGCGGGCAGACTACTGATACGCCAGGCGCTACACCGCAGTATCCACAGATCAACGTGTGGCCAAGCCCGGATCAGGGCACAACAGAGACTCCGTATTACTACTTTGTGTACTGGCGTCTGCGCCGGATGGTCGATGCCGGCAACGGTGTGAATGTGGAAGATATTCCATTCCGTTTCCATGAGGCCATGATCTGCGGTCTGGCATACAGGCTGGCCATGAAGCTGCCGGGTGCGCTGGAGCGTTTGCAGTTCCTGAAGGCGCAGTACGACGAGGCGTGGGAAATGGCGGCAGGCGAGGATAGGGAGAAGGCTCCAGATCGTCTGGTGCCACGGATGATTACGTACAGGTGATGTATGCCTAGCAAGTATGCTAGTGGTAAGAACAGTATTTCGGAGTGCGACCGGTGTGCTTTCAGGTATCCGCTGAAGGTGCTGAAAACGCTGACGATCAAGACGAAGAACGTCAAGATCAAGGTGTGCCCTACCTGCTGGGAACCTGACCAGCCGCAGTTGAGTCTTGGCCTATACCCGGTCAATGACCCGCAGGCAGTCAGGGAGCCGAGGCCGGATCTGTCGTACTGGCAGTCTGGTTTGACCGGGTTGCAGACGGACTACAACTCTGGGACTTTGCCGTTGCAGGATGGCTTTCCGGGCGGTGGTAGCAGGATCTTCCAGTGGGGCTGGTACCCGGTGGGAGGGGCTAGGTCAAATGATGCTGGGCTGACACCCAACAACTTGGTGGCGCAGACTACGGTCGCAAACGTGACCATAAACTAGGAGTGAGAAATGGAACGTAAAGAGGTCAAAAAGATCGCGTCTCAGGAGGTTAAGGCTCACGAGAAGCGTATGCACAAAGGCATGAAAAAGGGTGGCGTAACCACGGCTGATCTGAAAAAATACGGTCGGAACGTGGCCCGCATCAAGAACCAAGGTTAAGGGGTTGTCATGGCTATAA